CCCTTCGGATCGACTTTCGAATCAACAGGTTTACCCATGATGAAGAACTTGGGGGTCGAGATGATTACTCCTGCACGGATGTAACTCTCCAAGTCCTGAATGAAATCAAGCTTGTTGTCGTAATGAGACATCACTTCGGTGATCGGGGGGTGACCACTCTTCACCAAATCTGCGGAGATGTAGGCCATTAAAAAACAATCGCGAACCATTCAAGCCAAGGCATATAATTCGAATTAGTGCTAAATCTCTGATCTAGGTTATCTATAGATAGTAAACAATAATCGTTAGTAACAGTTATTTCTCTTATTTGCAGATCCGCACTTGAATATATCGTATTAGCACTAGATGAGGTGGAGACTCGTCCATACCCACCCGTACCAACCATCACGATTGGGTTTTGTATGGCAGTAGAAAAAGTGAACTTAAATATCGCCGTAGGTGAACCGTTGGATTCTAAAATCTCAACAACGCTTGCTTGATTATATGCTCGTGGCCCGTTTGAAAATGCAGTAGGTCTACCTCCGGATACAGTTCGAACCATATGAAGAATTGCCCTTGCCCCAATATTCCCTCCTTGAAATGGACTACCGGGCATCCAATGATTATGGGTAGCATCCCACACCAATGCGTCACCATCGGATGGTGCATGATTCACCCCTCCGCTTGTCCCTGCGGTTTTGACATCTCCAATATCATCAATGCTTTCAATCGCACCATCCGCGAGCATCTCGGAAGTTACTGATCCTGCTCCTAAAGAAATTGCACCGTCTGCAAGTTTACTAGCGGTGACCGCACCATCCAAAATCTTTTCTTCCGTGACTGAATCAGTTGCGAGTTTAGTGCTAGTGACTGCCCCTGTTGCGAGCATATTTTCGGTCACGCTCCCTGCCCCCAATGAAACACTAGATTGTGCAGGAGTAACCTCTAAGCCACCTGCCGTTTCTCCGTCATGGAGGCGAAGCTTCTTGTTTGTGGAATCGTAGGTCAATTGACCGGGATTACCTGTGAAGCCATCGTTGTTTGCTTCTGTATCGGTTTGAATGTGTTTAGTCGAGTTGAGTTTAGCACTAGTGACTAGCTCGCCCGACACGAATGTGTGGTTATTGTTTTGTGATAATGGCATGGCTTATTCCTTGGTTGAGATTGTATTATTATTAGACTCAATAAATTCAGTCCTATAATGTTTAATTGAGTTTCGGCCGGTACCGGAAAATTTATACTTCAATGCGTTACCACGCTTCCCGATAGTAAACCGTTCAATAAATCCTTCGTTGTCCGGCCGTTCGATTGGTACTGACGAAAGGCTATCCGGATCAGTTAGTTCAAGTGATAGTGAAGTCGTTCCTGTTTCATCCAACGACTCAAGTTTAACATAACCTCTCCGAAAGTTTTTGACCTCTAAATTTTTATTATCAAAAGCTCGGCTATCCAACGCCCACTCAATCGGTGTGCCACTATCGTCAACCCCATCGTCCATGCGGAAAAGCTTCCCGGCGAGGGTCGCGATATAAAGTTGCTCCTTGGAATCAGCCTTTGTCTTAGCTCGGATAAAGTCAGTAATCGGAAAGTTATACTCATCCCGACTTTCCCAAGCACCCATCAGCGTATTGAAAATGTAAACTCTTGATGACACTTCATCGCTGAAAGCTAAATAGTATCGGTTGGAGAAAAAGATTGAACGGCAATTAGCTTCAGCTTGAGTAAAGTCTTCCGCTAAAATTTGATCGTTGATTGGTTTCGACAACGGTTGGTCCTGCAAGTCAAACCTAGTTAAAGTTCCCCGAGCATTCGATGCATCAATACCTACATTTAAAGAATAAACTCCGTTATCACCTAAGAAGAAAACACCGCTACCCACCGTCTGAACTGAGTGTCGAGATACGCAACCGGTCTGCCGGCTAACTTGAGCCACATACGGAGATGCGTTTGGGAGGGCCATTGCCGTAAGTTGACTAATTGCGAAAATTGATCTTCTTTTAAATACTATAGCAGAGTCATCCGGTATGGGGGCAACCGCTACTACATTATCCCCATCGCCCGCACCAAAAGTAAACTTATTTAAGACATCGAAGTTTGTTTCGTCTGCAATGTCAGAGAAACTTATAGAGTCGTTGTCGGTTTGAATGGCTAGTCGATTGCCTACTACAACCCCATAGTCACCGTTTGGTATTCTTTCGTCCACCTCAAACTCGGTCAGCGGATCGCCGTCCCATTTTTGTACACCTTGATCAAGTAGAAAATCTAAGTAGACGGGTAGGGTTGGGCCTTTGCCGGTTAGTAAAATTAGTTTGTTATTAAACTGAACCGCTTCAATCCTAGAGGCTAGAGTAAAAGGAAAGTCACCTTGGCCCTCACTAAGAAAAAATCTCAAGTAAACAGGAAGGAATGGGTCTTTTCGAAAGATGGTTTCGAAACGCTTCTCCGTGGTGCCAAGCCCGTCCCAAAATAAAATCTTATCTTCTTGCACCATCAAGACTTGGTTCCTGTCTACAATCCCTATACCGGAAAAATAATTTGCACTAAATATTTCGGAAAGTTCGTCACTCTCTTCGGCCAATCGATCTCCATTTTCAGCCGTTAAAATATTATTGCTTTCATCTAAAATATAAGTGCTAGTTAAATCTATTTGAGTCGTATGCCCAAGCCGAGTGGTTACTTTCCCGTCATCCATTCGAACATTCTTAGCCTCAGTCACTACCCCCGGCCGTAACTGAGTGTCCTCATCTCGACTGACTAAAGCAGAAAAACCGGTATCACCGGCTTCTTGCATCCTATCGTCTAGTCTGCCGTATGTTCTATAACGGGTCATCTATTGGGTTAATACTAAAGCGATGTTAGTTAGTTGGCTCCCGTCCACGGGCGGAAGTTTAGATTGTGCATCTAATTGAACTACTTGGTTGGCACTAGTCCCCACATTCTTTGTGGAGGCGGTTCCTAAACCGGTGATTGTTGTATTGGCTTGAGTGCCTGTGTGGTTAGCACGGTTCTTCAAGTTAGCGTCTGAAGAGTTAGCAGTAGCTCCGGTTTCAATCCCACTAAGTTTAGTCCGCTCGCCCGCCGTAATGATTGCCCCACTCCCGGCACTTGTTACATCGTTGTGGAGTGTTACTGATCCTGTTCCATGCCCTGCGTCAGAGCTTCCTGAGATTCGAGAATCCACACTACTATTGAAATCTGAAATTGTTGCGGAGGTCTGTGTGCCTGTGTGATTCGCACGATTTAATAAATGTGCATCTGTTTGATTTGCGGTTGCTCCTTCTGCGATCCCTTGGAGTTTTGTCCTTTCAGCCGGGGTCAATTGGTCAGTAAGCAAATTCCCAACTAGTATTCGTTTGGTTTCTCCTTCAGAATTATCTACAATTGGTAAGTAGTCTTGATCCTCGGCAGTCTGAAGTTGAGCTAATTGAGAAATTTTACGGTCTGCCATTTTATTTACCTTTCAAAAGTTTATAAGTTTTTATCGACATATATATGAGCGTGGATATCCCTGCGATTATCCCTACAATCTCATGTAAACTACCTAAACCAAAACTAGCAAAAGTACCGCCGAGCCCTGCCATTGAGACACGGTCAATCACTTACAACCTCCAATGATAAGTAAGAGCAGTACGATTCCCGCAAACCAAACTAAGGCTTTACCTTGGTTACTTAGCGTAGAGTATTTATCTTTAAGCAGTTTTAGATTTTTCATTTTTGTCTGATGGCCTCGGAAAAGGCACTCTAGTTAATCCCCTCTGTATTTCATTTTTCGAACATCTTTTGGCCACAAAAATAGGTATGACCAAATAACACCCTAACAAAATACCGGCGAACATTAGAATGCGTTTTACATACCCGGTAAATTCGTCAAAGCCGGTCTTATGTTGAGCCATCCCTTGAGCCACTAACTCTTCCACATCTCCGTGACTCAATGCACGGATCGTGTCGGCTTGCTCTTTTATCTGAGCGTTACCTTTGGCCACCTCCCCCGCTAGGGTCCCGGCCACACTACCGGCAACTGCTCCACCCGGGCCAAGTAACGAGCCCGCCCCACCACCTACCCCGGCCCCAATGGTTGGGTACCATTGTTTCATTGAACAAGAACTAAAAAGTAATATGATAAGTAAAAATCTCATACTTCGGATATGTAGTCAGAGCAGACTCCCGCTACCTTTAGATATGGATATAAAGAAATATCTGCTTCAGTTAATAATGGTACAATAGAATTAGGGTCGGCACAAGCAAGGTTGTGACACCAAACCAAAGGAGTGTTTCTAATCGCTACATACGGTTCTTTACTATGGTAGAAAGTTCGTAGGCTCGTATCAGTTAGCTCAGATAAAGAACCATAGTCTTTGCAATGAACCAATAACTTATCTGCCCTCTCGACTAACCATTGTTTGTCTACGAGATATTGACCAACATCGTGACCTAGTAAAAGCTGACCCCTACATAATCTTACATCTATCTCAACATGGTAACGCTCTAACGCTTTGTCTATGTAGTTCGGGTCGTTCTCCTGACTCGGGTCCA